GCAGTTGGAAGCAGATGATTTTCCAGAAATGGATGTAGTGGAAGTAGATTCCGAACTTGCAATATCCATGTGTAACAAGTATAATTATAGGTATTCGATTATAAGTCCAAACGAGTTAGTTATACCTCATTATGATTCTTTTCAAGACGATTCGTTGGAAGAACTTCCTGAGCACAGGGAATAATTTTACCGAGGTTGATTTTCAAAAGTCAAATACTAATTTGATCATGGGATCAAATGGTTCGGGTAAGAGTACCATTTTGGACGCTCTTACCTTTGTTTTGTATAACAAACCATTTCGTAAGATTAATAAACCCCAACTTGTAAATTCTGTTAATGAAAAAGATTGTTTGGTAGAGATTGAATTCTCTATCGGATCCCGAGAGTATAAGGTAATCCGTGGAATCAAACCAAATATTTTTGAGATCTGGATAGACGGTAATGTTCAGAATCAAGATGCAGCGCAGTCAGATCAACAGAAAAAACTTGAAGAAGGTATTCTCAAACTAAACTATAAGTCTTTTACTCAGACTGTCATTCTTGGATCTGCCACATTTGTTCCTTTCATGCAGTTGACATCTTCAAATCGTAGAGACATTGTAGAAGATCTTCTGGATATTAAAATCTTTTCTACAATGAATGGGATCCTTAAGGATAGGGTTCGTTCTTGTAATGAAGTTATTAGAGAGGCTTCAATCCGAAAAGATATGATTGAAGATAAGATTGAGATGCAAGAAAGTTTTATAAAAGATATTGAGAAATCTGGTAAGGAAAGAATTGATAGAAAAGAGAAACAAGTAGAAAATCTTCATAAAGAAGTTGATGTCATCATGGATGAAAATGATGAAAAAACTTTAAAGATTATGGATGAGTTGCAACCAAAGTTAGAGAATCTTAACAATACTAAAAAAACTCTTAAGAAACTCAATACAATTAAAGTAAAACTAGAACAAAAGATACAAAACATTGTAGAAGAACATAAGTTTTTTGAAGACAATACGGTTTGCCCTACTTGCACCCAACCTTTAGAAGAACAATTTCGCCTAGATAAAATTGTAGATATTCAGGAGAAATCTAAAGAACTAAATGAAGGGTACAAAGAACTGGAGGCTACAATCAATGTAGAACAAGAAAAGGATATCGAATTCACAAATTGTTCTTCGGAGATTAACAGACTCAACAATGACATTTCAACAAACAATGTTAGAATTTCTGGGATTAACAGACAAATCAAGAATCTTAGAAAGGAAATTCAAGACGTTGCCGATCAAGTATCAAATAGAAATACTGAACGAGAGACCCTTAGAAACCTCAAGGAGGATTTAGACAAAACTGAAAAAGAAAGATCCTCTCAGAGAGAAGAAGTATCTTACCTAGACTTTGCTCATTCCTTGATGAAGGATGGTGGAGTTAAGTCCAAGATCATCAAAAAGTATCTGCCTTTGATGAATCAGCAGATAAACAAATACCTACAGATGATGGACTTCTACATTAACTTCTCACTGGATGAAGAGTTCAAAGAATCAATCAGGTCTCCGATTCACGAAGACTTCAGTTATGATTCTTTCTCTGAGGGAGAAAAAATGAGAATAGACTTGTCTCTCCTTTTTACTTGGAGAGACATTGCAAAAATGCGTAACTCTGCCAGCACTAACCTTCTTATATTGGATGAGATTTTTGATAGTTCCTTGGATGGTGCTGGCACTGACTTCTTTACTACTATTATCAAATTTGTAATACAGGATGCACATGTCTTTGTAATTTCACATAAGACAGATGAGTTAATGGATAAGTTTGATCGTATAATTAAGTTTGATAAGGTGAAGGGATTTAGTAAAGTAGTATGATTATTGATGTCTACGAGAACACTCTTAGTTCTCAGTTTTGTAACCATTGTATATGGAAATTTGAAAGAGACAATAGGAAAGACCAGGGATTGATTGGTGGCGGAGAAGTTAGAACCGACATCAAAGATTCTATGGATTTGCATCTAACAGATTGGCCTGATTGGCAAAAAGAAGATAAAATTTTTTACAACACACTAAAACAATATACGGCAGAACATTCTAATAAGTATCCATTTCCTTCTCAAGACTTTGAAAGTTATTTTGATACTGGATATCAAATTCAAAGAACAAAACCAGAGTCGGTTGGATATACTTGGCACCATGATTTTACTCTAACAAGGGAGGATACTGGTGCAGTTGCAATCAGAGTTCTTACTTACATCTGGTATCTTAATACTATTGATTATGGTGGATACACTGAGTTTGCTAACGGTGAATCGATAAAACCAGAAGCTGGTAAATTAATTTTGTTCCCTGCAGACTGGTCTCACGTCCATCGTGGAATCCCTCCTACATACGAAGACAAATATATTTGTACAGGTTGGATCTACTCAAGATTCTAACTTGCCATAGATTGTGGAATGATATATAATACGACCATAGTATCTTTTTATCATGTACAAACCCTACTCCCCCGAGTGGAATAGATATCGATATCTTAAAGAGGCTTTGGATACGTACCTCAATGAGTATGTCGATAATGAAGTAATTCTTGGTGACATCCTGACTATCTTAAATGAAAGGTCAGAGAAAGCATACAATGAATTCACTCGCTTGAATGAATTGGAATCTATGTTAGAATCTAAATAATACAGTTAGGAACTCAACTTTATGCTATCTACCGCATATCGTCTCCGACTGGAATCTATCTGTCAGTGTATTGCTAATAAAGAGCAAGTACCACTAGAAGATATGATCTGGGCGGAAAAACTTGCTAAGGCACATACAACCGCTAGAGACTGGTTGAATAAAGCACGTCGTCACGCAGCGCAGGATATTCAAGAAGGTAGCATTGATGATTTTATGAATAGGATGGGACTAGGTGATCCCGACCCATCTAATTATAAAACGGGATTTGATGGCGCAGATGATATTAATGAGTGGTTTGGAAGAGATAAACCAGATGATTGGAGGCAACGTGACTGAGAAAATAACTCCAGAAACCTATGAGAAGATGAACAAGGAGTTTGAAGAAGACGGACTTGCTTTCCGAATAAATATTCCAACCCAAGAAGAAATTGATGAGTGGAGGAAACGTGGACAAGAAGATTCCCTGGGGTAAGTTGCACGAAATTTCTGATCAATTAAATGGTAAGTTGACTCATATCACCTGTGTAGATCACACGGGTAGAAACTATAAAAGAATTGTAATCGAATACGAAGAGGAAAAACAAAAATGATCGACAACGCTTGCGTAGTTTACACTAACGGTAGTCAAGAGTGTGAAAGAGTTTGTGCGTTATTGAAACATCTTGGTGGTGAATATCATGAGTATCGTTTAAATCAACACTTTACTCAGAGAGGATTTGAAGCTGAATTTGGACCAGAGGCTGAATATCCTCAAGTCGCCATCGGAGCAAAACATATTGGTAGTCTCAAAGAGGCACTGCAGTACATGAAAGAACAGGGAGTGTTCGCTTGACGAACTGTCCACTCGGAGGGTTTCTACCCTCCTTTTTTTGTATAATTGATTCATACGAGACAAACCTATGAATCGCCACCAGATCAAATCTCAACTCGCCAAACTCCTCGCGACTGAGGACCTGGTGGTTGAACACAAACATGTAGAGACTGCATCCTTCAACGTTCACAGTCGTGTCCTGACCCTCCCTATGTGGGAGAAGGCATCCAACAATGTCTATGACATGTTGGTGGGTCATGAGGTTGGTCATGCTCTCTATACGCTTGACGAGAACTGGTTGGATCGATACTACATGAATCCTTCATTCTTCAATATTGCAGAAGATGCACGGATCGAGAAACTGATGAAACGCAAGTACCCTGGTCTGCGTAAGTCTTTCTACAATGGATATCAGGAATTGTCTGAGAAAGACTTCTTTGATCTGGAAGGTCAGAATGTTTCTAAGATGGGTCTGGCGGATCGAGTGAATCTGTATTTCAAGATTGGTAACTTCATTGAAGTTCCTTTCCACAATGATGAAGAAAAAGATATTGTCAAACAGATTGCAGATGCAGAGACTTTTGAAGAAGCTCTGATCGCTGCACAACGTATGTACGATTATTGCAATAAGAAGAAAGAGGAGAAACAGGCTGAGGTTCAACCTCCTGCACAGGTTCCTTCTGCAAGTAATAACGAAGAAAGTAAGAATGAACCGATGGTTCCAAACCCCACTGACTCAGAACAGAAGTCGAAGTCTGATGAGAAAGAACAGGGTCAGGAGTGGGATGACGAAGAGGATGAAGAGGAACAGATTGAACTGGAGGAAAAGACTTCTGATGATCTGGATGTGAAGACTGTTGATGGTCTTGAAGAAAAGATCCGCGATCTGGTAGATTCCAATGCTATCGAAACTTTCTATGTCGAAATTCCCAAAGTAGATCTCAAGAAAGTTATTGTTTCCAACTCTGAAGTTCATCAAGAGATCAATGAGTGGTGGAGAAAAACTGAAGAACACTATGGGGAACCTGATTCTTATGAAAAATTGTTCAGTGGTGTAGACGCAGAGTTCAAAAAATTCAAGAAGTCTGCACAGAAAGAAGTCAGTTATCTTGTTAAAGAGTTTGAGATGAAGAAATCTGCAGATGCATATTCACGAGCATCTACGGCTCGCACTGGTGTTCTGGATTGTTCTAAACTTCATACTTACAAGTACAATGAAGATCTTTTCAGGAAAGTGACTCTCCTCCCTGATGGTAAAAATCATGGATTGATCTTTGTCCTTGATTGGTCTGGATCTATGGGTAGTGTAATGCTTGACACTATCAAACAACTCTATAACCTTATCTGGTTCTGCAAGAAAGTTTCTATTCCCTTTGAGGTTTATGCTTTCACTAATGAGTGGTCCTATCATAATCGTTACGATGTATATGATGTGGAAAAGATTCCTGGTTTCTTCAAAGTGGATGAAACCTTCAATCTCATGAATCTGTTCACCCATAAAACTAATGGTCGGGATCTTGAACAGCAGATGATCAACATCTTCAGGATTGCTGCACACTTCAGCTGCCGCAACTGGTCGGGTTATCTCTATCAGTATCCCAATCGTCTGAGTCTTTCTGGAACTCCTCTTAACGAAGCTATTATCTCACTGCATCAGATTATCCCTCAGTTCAAAACTCAAAATGAAGTCCAGAAAGTTCAATGTGTTGTTCTTACTGATGGCGAGGCAAATGCTCTGAAGTACTACAAAGAGTTTCCGACACGAAAGTCTGAGTCTGGTGAACCTTACATTGGTTTGAATTCTCCTTACTACAATGAAATTACTCTCCGAGATCGTAAACTTGGAAAGACTTATGCTTTCACTGGAGAATTTACTCAGTTCACTAATGTGATGCTTGAAAATCTTCGAGACAACTTCCCTAACACTAACCTTATTGGTATTCGTGTTTTGGATGGTCGAGATGCAAGTAGTTTCATTCGTCGATACTATGGTGCAAGTGATTACTATGATAAACTTGCAGAATGGAAGAAAAACAAATCTTTCTCTATCGAAGGTTCTGGATATCAAAAGTATTTTGGATTGTCTTCAACTGCACTTTCCTCAGACTCTGAGTTTGAAGTAAAAGAAGATGCAACCAAGGCACAGATCAAAAGTGCTTTCAAAAAGTCTCTAAATTCTAAGAAAATGAACAAGAGAGTTCTTGGTGAATTCGTTGATCTGGTTGCATAAATATTACGAAATCAATAGGTAAACCCATGGGAAGACTCTCTAGAGAACTATTGGGTGGTGGTGAACCAGCACCAGCACCTGCACCAACTCCAGCACCAGCACCAGTTGTAGAACCAGAACCCGAAGTCCTTGAAGGTGAAGGTATGGAGACTTCAGCGGCAGAAGCACTTGGATCCGAAGACGAATAAATAAAAGAAAACAGTGAGAACCATGGACGCCCTCCAAACTTACGAAGTTATCAAAAATTATCTTCTAGAGAAAAAGTTTGCAACTACTACCGAGGAAGCAAACGCTATTATTCTCAATATGGAGGAGTCCTGGTTCCAACAAATTAATGAGGAAGAAGCAGACCGCCTGAGAGACCAACGCATGGAGCGTGGTGGTGTTGATGGGAACACCAATTATAGAAAGAAAGCAAACTTCGCAGCTGGTCCTACTGGCGGTAAGAAAAAGAAGTATGATGGTATGTCTGCGGTAGAAAAAGTAAGAGCAGACATCGAAAAAAAATACGGTAAAGGTGCAATTATAGACACCAAAAAGAAAAAGGATAAAAAAGAGGACAAAAAGTAAAACTGAATTTTTATTATGAACTTTGTGAGTTTTTATTTTTCTTTAGATGACGGTTCTATTCTTCCCTTGAAGTATGAATTGCTTGATAGTGATTTAACTGAAAAGTGGAAGAAAGAAGTTGAAAAACAACAATTGGTGAATGGAGCGGAACTGAAAACTTTCTTCCATAGAACAGAAGTGGAAGACTGGCCAAACTATAGTGTAGTGTGTTGCATCGATCCTCCAGTTCAAGGAACTTCTCTTGATGAGAGTGACTATGAAATGCACACTACAGATTATGTTTGGGG